CAGGTGATGACATTGGATTTTCGATTAGATCTTTGTCGTATTGGATGTGTTGTTCTATTGTTTTCATATTGTACCTCTTTGATACAGAACTATTTATCTTAAAATAGAGTCTTTCATCAACTCTATGTCAGTTCTTATTTTATCTTCAGTCATTGAATGTGTCAAGGTCTTTATCAGGTAACGCCCACTATACTTACGATCAACCTTTGTACTTCTTCCATATCCACCACCAGACTTAGCTATAGTAGGAATTATGATGTCTATACCAGACCCAACATATAGATCTAAATTACCAGGTATAGTAATTTTAAGATTGATATGATTGAGTGTTGCTTTCCGTATATACCTATATGCTTGTAGTTCTGCAAGTTGTTCATATGATGCTTGAGGATTATTCTGAAACTTAGGATCAAATGATTGATTAGGTAAACCACAGTATCTAATCCTCTTAGGTTGATACATGTGACTTCTCATACTTTTATCTACATGAGTCAATGGATTCACAGACTTACCTGCGTTTAAGTGAGCCATTCTTGGCCAAATATCTTCAAGATTATAACTATATGCTGTACTTGACATATCTTTACTCAATCCCATCTTAGATGATGTAATTGATACAGGATCAAACCCAACACTGTATCCAGAATATATTCCATGTCTCAAATTTGCCATAGTTGTTGCCTCATCAGGGAATACAACTGAGTCAATTAAGAATTGGTTATCAATAGGACTCTCTGTATTTTTTACATCATGAATATACTGATACATCTTTACTTGTCCTGTAGTAGGATTAGTGACAGGATTCTCTCTTTGTTTCTCTATGTCTTCAATCATCTTATCATATGATTTTGCATGAAATCCTAGAGAGTTTTCAAAAAATACAAAACCATTTTGTAAACTACCACCTTTTTGTGATTTACGAATAGTTCTTAACAAAACCCAAGGTATAACATCAAATGGTCTCCAGTTTGGTGCGATGAATGAATGTTCATTCAAAGTTTCTTCTGTAAAAAGTTTTTTACTAGATCCCAGATATCTCTTATCTTTTACTAATGTTTCTATGATATTCTCTGCTTTTGCTTCATTTTTAAATATAACTTCTGAATTACCAAATACATTTAAGGATTCATTCTTAATAAATTCATCACTATAACATCTGATAAAATAAACTTCATTACTCTGTCCTGCTCTGATGCGATCATACACACCATATGATCTAAAATAATATGTTCTATCAACAGGAAAACTTTGTATCTCTAACTTAAATACTTCAGTTCCTGTTAGTGAACCCATCAAACCTGCAGCATCTTCAAATATAAACTCACATTCCATTGTGTGTAGATCTAGAGATTCATATATCTCCCAACCTCTACAAAAGGTTATCAGGTTAAAAGCACCCTCTTTATTCTCCATCCTTTTATCATCTCTGTACATACTAAGACGATACTGTGCCTCACCAGGTCTGGCTATTTGTATTGAACTTTTTCTTTGTGTAGGTGATTTTGGCATAATTTAAGCGACCGCAGATTGATTTTGGTTTTGTTGTCTTTGTTTCATTTGTTGTTGTACTTTTGCTGCCATGCTTTTAGCATTTTTCTGCATCTGTAAAACTTTTTGATTTTCTGATTGTACTAATGCTTGGACTGAACTGTTATGTGCTTGGACTGTTGCTAATGCTGTTTGAATGGTTTGTTGAATCTTATCATTCATAGCACTGGTAGCATGCTGTCTTTCCTTTGCTGCCTTGTTGTTGTAATAATCTCTTGCTTTATCCTGAGCAGTAGTATTCTCACTACCACCACCTGCTTGAGATACAGAAGATTGAGTCTTAGGTGCTTTGGATATTAAACTTTCACCATCTTTTTTGCTAGTTGAAAATGCTGTACCTCTGTTTCTGGAGAGATTTTGATTATTTTGTTTATTTGTGATCTCACTATCAGTGACACCCATGTTTTTCTTGGCATAGAAATCTGTAGCAGATTTACCATCATCTTTAGTGAATAAACTATTACCAACCTTAAAGTTAGTTGAGAAAGAGAATTTATCATCATTATTAAATGAAGGAGTTTTTGAAAACAGATCACCATCAATTAAATTAAGATAATTAGTTGCCTGTTCCTCGTTTGCACCTTTCTTATATAAGAAGTTAGTTAATCCCTCATTATCCTGTGCTAATGCAAAAGCATCTAAACCTTTTTTCTGATCACTGGTTTTCATAAAAGCATCACTAATCTTATTATTCTCTCCTTTTTTAAGTAAATCCATGAAGAAATTACCACCAAAGTCAGATTTTTTAGCCCCTGCATCCATAGCAGTCGCTTGATTAAATACCTTTCTAATGTTTAATGCAGCATCACCTACAGATCCATCACCACCTTCTAGTGCATTCTTCATTATAGTCCTTTGACTATTTGCTACTGCCTGTTGTGAACCTACACCTGTCATAGATTCTTCTGTTTTTGGAGCAACTCCAACACCAATAGAATCTGGATATCCATACTTAGAAGGTCCTTTCTTTTCTTTCTGACCTGCAAACCACATACCCCATTTATCATATATGATTTGTACAACTTTAAATGTATCAATCTGACCTCTCAAGAAGTCAGCAAGGTTTCTTAACCTAGCACCAAAATCACCTGGTCTATAGTCTGCAATGTTTAATCCCAATCCTTTAGAGTGGAAAGGTCCTCCACCTACAGGTTGTCTTCCACCAGGATCATATCCTTTTTCGTTTGCTTTATTTTCTTTGTTAAATTTATTATTTTTAAAATTAGGATGACCATATACTGTCATTCCTCTACTCAACATTTGTCTACCAAGAATCTTAGCAGCTTGTATACCTCCTTCTGGATCGGTGACACCCATTCCACCAGAGTAACCAGGATGATTAGCAGCATCTGCGATACGACCTGTACCTGCCTGTGCTCCCATACCACTTATTAAATCTCCAATACCACCTGCAGTTCCATTGAAGTATGAGTTCATGAAACTACCAATGGCAGATCCTGTCTTTCCACCGATTAGATCTGCTATTGTACCACCGAAGTTTCCTGCAATATCTCTAAATTTAGATGCCCAGTTTCCGTCTCCTTTTAATATATCACCTATCCCCATTGCAGTATTGATCCAACCACCTGCCTTAGATCCACCTAAGAAATTACCTGCAACACCACCAATACCTTTTATAATATCCCAACCAGTTGCCTTTCCATCTTTTCCACTACCACCACCTTGGAATATACCCATGATATTACCAATCGAGGCACCAGCTTGCTCATTACCAAACATCCTACCTATCATGGCAGCACCACTGGTCTGACCATCACCCTTAGTCAAGAAGTTTCCGATCTGACCCCATAAACCAGGTTTCTTAGTTGGTGAGTTAGTTTGTCCTCCTACTGGTTTACCATCCCATGCACTTGGCCATCCACTACCATGTGTACCAGTTCCAAATCCACCATCTCTACCTGTTCCAAAGTTTGCTTGAGTACCCATCCTTTGAGCACCACCCCAAGTTCTACCTTTTAATAGATTACCTGCACCTTTAAATAAACCACCTATGAACAACTCAGGTGCCATGCCCATACCTGCAGCTGCTGCTTCATTGTAAGCTGTTAGATATGGATTTGCTCTTGTCGCAGCGTTATTAATAGGTATTACATATCCACCACCCTTCTTATCACTTACAACTTTTTCAGTACCATGACCAATAAATGATGTAGTTTTACCTCCGTCCAATGAAACTGGATATCCAGTCTCAGGACCTCTAATCATACCACCATTTTTACCTATAGTTCTTCCAGTTGTATATTGTTTACCAACAGGTCCTCCTTCTCTTCTTTCTGGTAATTCTTCTTCCTCTCCTCCTTCTTCTGCCTCAGCATCACCACCCATAAACAAAGAACCTGCAGTGACCAGACCACCAACTACTAATGCACCTTTACCAAATCCAGGTGCTCTGCGTAAGAATTTTGAACCCGCTAATCCTTTTTTATATTTGAGTGCTTTTAAGCCTTTCTTTGCTCTTAGTGCATTTCTAAAATTAAACAGTGCAACATTAAAACCTTTGAAAATTGCACCAATTTCTTTAATAGTTTTACCTATTCTAAGAGGATTTAACCATTTGAGTCCTATAATTAAGGCACCAAATGCCAATATACCCTTAGCAAAGAAAATTATTCTTTGCCAAGTACTCATACCATCGCCTCGCATTGCTTTTGCAAGACTGTTAATACCTGCTACAAATGTACTCTTTATAAATGCACTAATACCCTTGAATACTGCCCACAATGCCATCAAGGTAAGTTTAATTTTATCTCTATTTCTTGGATCTGCAAACCATTTCAATATAGGTATTCCTACAAACATTTTGAACAGAGCACCAAGCATCTGCAACAAACCTTTTAGGAAATTGGGTGCTTTGAAAGCCTCCATCATGCGTGTTGCAAAATTTGCTTTTATTTTTTTAGGTGTTGTATAATCTGGTTTAAATTCTCTTGCTTTCTTTGCTAATGCTCTTGCACGTGCTAATTCTATCTCTTCTATCTTAATTAAACTTGCTGCTATACCATTAACAACTCCACCAAGTTGATTTATTGCTTCTACTTGTTTTTCTTGTACAGCAACAGTCGCCTTCTCTTTTGGTTCCGCATCACTAGCTGCAGCGATCCCTGTTGTAGAGACAAACTTGTAAAGATTAATTTTAGTTTTAGAGACGTTCATACTTAGTATTTATTGTCCTCCAATAGGAACTGCCTTATGAATAGGAGTTAACTTTTCAATAATTACAGGCATAGGAATAAACTCTAACTGAGATTGCATTGCATATGCTTTTGATTGTTCAGATTGACTACTATTCAGTAAATTAGTACGTGCGTTTTTACCCCTTGATGTGAATATACCAAGTGCTTCAGGTTTAACTCCTAATTCAGGTGCCATACCTCTAAGACCTTCCATGACAGCGTTAGGTCCACCACCTGTTATAAGACCTTGTGCAATATTAAATATACTACCAAATCCCATTTGATTTGCTATATCACCAAACAAACTCATTGGAGAGAATCCTGCACCTTCTACACCTGTCACTCCAAATGCTCCTAATATACCACCTAAACCAGGTATTCCACTAATTATGCCTCCTAATGCAGGGAATTTATTCATAAATCCACCAATACCACCTAAGAAATCTTGGAAACCTTGAGGTAAGAAACTGGTAAGACTACCTAAAGCACCAGATATACCACCAGTCATAAATCCACCTATAGCTTGTCCAAGGGGATTACCTGACATGAACTTACCAAAGGCAGACTCAGCACCAAAGGTGCCTGGGAAGAATCCACCCAATGCACCCAGACCACCAGTAATACCTCCCATAATATCACCAGACGCAAATGCAGATACAGCATTTGCTGCTTGCATAAATGGCATAATTGGTGCTAATGCAGGGATAAATGGTGCTGCCACACTTAAGATGGGCATAGCAACTGATGCTACTTTACTTACAACTTTACCAACAGTATTAACAACACCACTTACAACACTAGTCACAGCTTTAAATGCTTTCTTAACAAATCCAAAAAGGAACTGAGGTATATGTCCACCCTGCTCAAATCCAAATTTCCACCAAGGTTTTTTATTTTGCTTTGAGGAATGACCAGTAGAATGTCTACTTACTACATCAGTAGATTTGGAACCTATACCAAAAGATCCATCCTTAACTGTATTACCATATCTTTGAATATCAGACTCTATACCTTTATACTTGTTGTCGGGTATAAAAGGCATTGTCTCATAGAACTGTCCTTTATCTTTTACAGTTTCTAATGGATTATGCTTCTTACCAAATTTTCTCTCATATGGACTTTTCTTTTTCTTCGTGATACTAAAAGAACCTTCTGGCATTGTATCACCATATCTTTCATTATCAGTTTCTACACCTTTGTAATACTTGTTTGGTACAAAATATCCTGAGTCAGAGTAAACTACTTGATTTGGGTCACCACCTTTTAAATCAATTTTTCTCTTTTTAAAATCTATTTTTTTATCAAGACCAGATGTATCCATACCCAAAGCTTTTCTTCTTGCTTTTTTATCGTACAGTTCTTTTAGATCATCTAAGTCATTACCGCTTGAACCAACTCCTTCGTTAGTATATCCAATAATCCTACCTCTTTTATTTTTGATAGGTTTACCTTTACCATCACCCGATCCTGATGTGCTATCACCTGCCTGAGCATCTTCTTCACCCTTTACACCGTTCATTGGTGTTCCTTCGGTCTTTGTTCCTTCACCTACTGGATCAGATTTAAAGAAAGATTTGTGAAGTAATGGTAGAGTATTCTTAAATCCAAATCCATCCATCAACCAAGCAACGTTGGGGATTTCTTTACCCATTAAGAGTCCCATAGGACCAAGCATTGCTTTTATAGCAAGTTTGGCACTATTATAGATTGTCTTTCTACCTACTAACCATTTTGGAATCCAATCAGGAGGATCTTTAGGAAAATCTGGTATTTTTATCTTTGGTATACCTTTATAAAATCTAGTGACTCTCTCCTTCATCCAATTGAAGATATTCTTCACCTGTCCTATAAATGCAGCAGCATCTTCTTTTAATTTTTTACCAGCTGCTTTCCAGTTTTGAGTTCCACCTTCTCCACCTTGGAATCCGAGATATAGTAAATTACCTACGTATTCACCAACCATTACACCAAGCCAACTACCAATACCTGGTAATAAGAATGATCCTAATGCACCACCGACACCTGCACCTGCAGTCTTGAATATAGTTGCTCCCCAAGGATCTCCCTGTAATCTTGAAAATACTGCTGTTAGTATAGTTCCAAAAATAGGTATCCTACCAAAAGTCTGATTGAATGCTTTACCAAGTAGTTTTACATTATTTTTTCCAAGAAACTTTAAAGCACCACGACCAAATCCTTTGCTTAATCCTTTGCTGAAAATTTTACCTTTAGGTGCTCCCGAAGCACTTAAACCTGATGTAGGAGTTTTTGGAGGTTTGAATAAATTTGGTTTTTGACGAGCTGCTCTTAGTGTTTTGTTTAATGCTTGTTTATGAGTAAATCCTTCTGATCTATACTTGTTATATAATCTATTACCATTTTTACTTTTTAAGACATTTTTAGCTTTAAGTTTATTTGTATTTTTTATCTTTCCCTTGTCTATCTTTGTTTTTCCTTTACCATCACCCTTTCCTTTACCTTCCTGAGACCTATCACGATAAAAATCCATCCCCAACATACTGAGAATAGCATCCATAGTCCCAAATGGATTCAATAGTACAGTTAAACCTGCCAAACCCATTACAAGTTTACCTAATCCCTGCAACTTCTCGATAAAATTTTTCCCATTTATCATTTTGTCAAAAGGTTTAGCTATATTATCAATTAATAACCTTTTTCCAAATTTAATAAATGTTCCAAAAACGTATTTTAAATTTTCTACAAATTCTTTACGTTTTGCCCTTTCTTGCTCATCACCAAACCAATTTTGCAGTTTTTTGATTTCTGTCAATGCAAATAGTCGAGTAAGAAATCCTACAACATTAACTAGAATTTTTTCAAGACCACCTAAGAGATCATCTTTTAATCCTGATCCAAAAGCTTTTTTAGTGCTATTTGTCTCTTTTGCCCTCTTTTTTAGGTCTTTACCATTGAATAAATTTTGATTTTCTATCTCCTCTTCTCTTTCTTTATCCTTATCCCTTTTTGCTCTTCTACGTTCTGCTATTTCTACAAGTTTTTCGTTCCTTGCAGTTGCTTTGTATATCTTTTCAAGGTTATTAACAGTTTTTGCAAGTCCAGCTACTGAACTACCTAATCTGTTAGTTGCTAAAAGTGTTGTACGAGCAGCACTATTCGAGGCAGATGCTGTTGAGGCAGCACTACCTGGATTAATGAACTTGTACATTTTGATTTTAGCCACTAGACTTTGCCTGTGAATCCCTCATACGTTTATCCTCTTCTTGGAGGAATTGGACTAATAAATTCATGTAAATTTCTTTTTCCCAAGGTAGCAAATTCTCGATATGGTCGATTTGCCACTTATGATGATGAATTAATGCAAAATTAGTCTCATAATAATTCTGCAAACTAGCGTGCATCAGGGCTAAGCGAAAAAACTTGCTAGACCCTCTAATGTTACTTCACTCTCAACTTTTGTTTTGGGATTGGTCACTTTTATCTTATGCTGTAGTTTAGGCATAGATTCAAAGAAATCTTGCACCTTTTTAAACTGCTCAGAAGTCATTTGATCTAAGAAACTTTGAATTTCTTCTTTTGGTAGATCTTTACAGTCATACACCTGTTCAGTGTCTGCGATAGATTCTATACATCCTGCTGCCATTTTAAAAACTTGATCAACTCCTGCATCTTCAGGTGTAAAGTTCATTTCAACAAAAACATCCAAACTTGGATATTTCATAGTCATAACGACAGAATCTGATAGTTTAATTTCCTTTTTATGTCCTTTTGTCTTAACGACTTTAATTTCATCTAAAGGAATAGATACCTCTACTTGAGTTTCTCCATCATCAGGGCATGTCACTGACACTTCAACAGATTCACCTACAGATTTAGTTCTAATTTGTAGAAAAACGAATTCAATGTCAAATGTTGATAATGACTCAACATCTTTAATATCGGTACATGCTTTAATAATATTCTTAATAGCAGTGATTAATTCTGCTTGTTCACCAGTTTCAGTTGCAATTAGTAGTATTTTCTCTTCTTTTACAAGAAAAGGTCTAAAATTCACTACTCTGTTATCAGAAGGAAGTTTAAGTTTAAACTTCGGAGTATTTAATACGGGAAGTGCCATAATAAAATATTTTCAGTTGTAATTATTTAGTTGAAAACCCTAAAGGGTCATTTTTTGGGGCGAATTTTTTTCGGGGTATTTTGGTAAAAAAAGTCTAAATTATATATGCGACTTACCAGTAACTATCATTATTGATAGGTCCTTTCTGGAATCCCATACCATTTGCGTCCTCTGTAGGTGTATGTGCACCGTGTTGACTTAGTTGTACGTTGTTTCTTAGTGCAGGATTATCAACAATAAACTCTTTGTTATTACCATGTGAGTATAGTGGTCTATTGTAAAATCTATATCTCTCAAAGTTAAATGATACAGTCAGTGTCATGACTCTTGCTTCATTATTATTCAACTGTACTGATCCAATGTTAGTAGGAAATACATTTCTCAACTCCCACATACCATGACAACTATAAAATTTTGCTTGGTTTGCAATGGCATCTAGTGCTGTCTGTTTAATTGAAGGGTCTAACTTTAGGTAGTTTAAAAGATTATTATCAGCTACATTTGAACCACCAAATATACCTCCTAGTTTATTTTGAACTTTTTGTACAAGAGGTGTAGCAAAATTCTGAACCTTTGCACCACCACCTCTTTCAAATTTGTATATTCTTACTCTTGGGCAGCAATATTGCTTATAAAAATGCACATATTGATTGGCATCATTATTCATCATTGTGAGCCATCTCTCAAATATTGCTCTAGTTCTTTGAGTTCTTGGCATCTTGAATGTCATGTTGATCTGACTAAATGCATTACCAGTAGCATATTTGTATGCAGATCCCACGTTCATAATCTGAGCTGTAGTTACCTGTTTACTTGGAAGGTTAACAGAATCACAATAGTAATCTAATAATATTTTATCATCACCTGACTCCAACTTATCATTAAGCATTGGAGGACTAGAAAATTGCACAGTGTATATGTTAGTAAAAGAGAAGTCGCCTTTCTTCTTTCTACTGAAAGCCATGAACTCTTGAAATTTGCTTGGAGTCACACCACCTGCACCAGGTATCCCAGTCAGTTGCGTAGCCGCATATGCCTGTAAAACATCAGTTACTGCTCCAATTATTGCACCAAACATTAGACTTTGAGCTCCTTTTCTGTGATAATCATGAACTTATAACCATTATCTTCACAAACTTCACCAGCTGCTTTCCATTTAGCTTTGTTAACTGCCCAAGTTAAGACCTCACTAACATATGATTTAGTGATTTTCTTTTGTGTCTTAGGTTCTTTAGTTTGTTTGAATGGTTTTACTTCTACCATATATTTTTTACCTTTAATTTTGACATAAAAATCTGGAAAATACTTATGTCTTTTCCCATCAACAGGACTAATATAAGGAATAGCGATCTCTTCACTACCCCATTCTTGGACGGAAGAATTACTTCTATCACACCAAAGCATAAACTTATGCTCCCATGATGACCTATAAATTATGTTGTTGGGATCACCTTTATACTTATTTGGATGTCTCGGAATGTATTTTCCTTGTTTAAACCTCATAAATACATATGATATATGTAATATTATTTAGGCAAAAAGTTGAGCATTTATAGATATCCAGAACAACCTCCCGCACAAGATCAGGGTTACGGTTTAGCAGACGCTGAAACTGGTGCCATTGACTACCTTATGCTGCGTAGA